ATGTATTTTGAAAAAACAACAACAACTCACTTCTTAGATAGTATTGTAGACTTCACCTACCCTCGCCTGCACAAGGGCAAAGATTGGTATGTAGACTTCACTGTATTTAACCCTGCAACTAACAAGATGCAGCGAAAAAAATACATGTTAAATCGTTATAAAACAGCCCATGAACGCGAGGACATGGCAGCTGAAATGATACATAATATCATGAAGCGTCTAAAAGCAGGCTGGAATCCTTTTGTTACAACTTATAACCCCCGCTATTATACAGACATCAAAACAGTTCTTGAGCGTTATGAGAACTGCATAAACATTGAAGCAAACAAAGGCACATTGAAAGCAAAAACACAGCGCGACTACCTAAGTAGATTGAATCAGCTGAAAATATACATGCGTGAAAATGGCAGAGAGATACAGGTTGTAAATGAGTTCAATACAGCATTTGCAATTGATTTCCTTGATTATCTGCTGTTCGATAAAGACGTATCAGCGAAGACACGCAATAATTATCGTACCTGGTTATCGACATTCGCGACATGGCTCGTCAATCGCAAGTACCTTGAATTCAACCCTATCGAGCAGATACACATGATAAAGGAACAAGAAAAGTTCCGCGATGCGCTAACACCTGCAGCACTCTCTAAGTTAAAAGCATACATATCACGTGAGAATCCTCCATTCTACCTTGCCTGCATGATGGAATATTACACCTTTATACGCCCTGATGAGTTGCGACATATCACAATAGGAGACATCGATATTACAAATCAAACAGTATATATCGATGCAAAGGTATCGAAAAACAGAAAAGGGCAATATGTAGCGTTAAATGATGCTGTGCTTAAGATCATGATAAAACAGAACATCTTTAGCTATCCGTCCCATTGTTATGTATTCGGACATGACATTATACCAGGTGAGCGACAAATCAACATCAACCAATTTCGGCTGGAATGGGGTAAGGTGCGCAAGGCCTTGAATTTTCCAGCCAGCTATCAATTCTACAGCCTTAAAGATAGCGGAATACGCGACCTTGCAAATGCAGAAGGCATTGTTGTAGCAAGAGACCAGGCCCGACACAGCGATATTGCAGTAACAAACAAATATCTAAAAAGAGATAACGTTGTGAATGAGCAGACAAAGCACTTCGCCGGCAACTTATAGATAGCTATAAATACACACAAGGCCCACAACTGCACACTAACTGAAAATCAGCAAGTTGTAGAAGTGGGCACAACACACAATTAACACACAAATCATCCACGAATACTAAAGAAATTCATAGAAATATCCAGTTTTTTGCTTAGAAATACCATTCGCGTCAATCTCTAACTCAACCTTTTCGCAGATAAAAAGTTTATTCCTAAAGTTGTAAATTTTTGAGGGGTCGGGAATTTCATCTGTATAAAATTTAATACACAGCTTATTTTTGCTATCGACATTGATAGCTTTATGCGGTAAAGCAGATAGTGACAAAGGACTCTTTCGCACTCTTGCACCCAGCTGAAACAGGTCATCACCAACATCAGTAACAGGAATTCTATCCCCTTTCTTCTCTCTAAACTTTCTATCAGTGTACTCTATATAACCACTCCCCTCGAGATTTCTAACGACTTTCTTTTGAAACATCACGACCATTTTGTCATCAGCCTCTTCTGTTTTCTCATCACTCATGCCATTTTCAATCGCATCTTGTACAGAATAGTAATACGAATCATCGTCATCATCCTTAGTCATGCTATCAATACTAACTTCTTTATTGTTAGAAATAGAAGGCACAACAACGGGCACATTAGGCATTGGGTCCAAAAATTTGAGGAATTTCATCCCCTCACCATCTATCCATCTTTTGCGCTGATACATAGCAGCCGGCACAATATTCAATTGAACACTACTATTACTCTTAATATCTCTAACAAGAGGTGCAAACACGCCACACGAAGTTAGTTGTTCAGCGCTATCTTCTCCAAATTTCGCAAATATGAAATAGTCATTACCAACCTTAAAAATTGTCGTATTCTTCTCCTTTTTAGACAACTTTTCAAGTGCTTCATTACGCGCCTGAACGGATGTAAATTCTTTAATCGGATATCTACGCAAAACATCTAAAGGTAACACCTCTCTCCAATCCCTGTTGATAGAATCATCAAAGGAATATTCAAGATTAGATGTCGCAACATTTTCAAAGCCATCTTCGTCAAATTCGCTTGAATAATCATCGTCACACTCATAACTTACAGTGTGATTGGAGGTTAGTTCGTTCATTGCAAGAATCTGTACCGTCTTAGTAACTTCGTCAAAAATGAAAGAGGCATTAAAGAGCTTTCTCACTTCATCAATAAATTTATATACAGACCAGTGAGGCAAAGCCCCCTCTATTTTACAACCTCGATGCGCGCTTGCGATAAGTAAGCGATTCCAAGGGTCACAATCGAAATCGTTACGTGTAAGCTTATAACCCTCGCGCTCCAGCACGTATTGCAATACATACATAAAGTTAGGCTGCACGGCAAGATTTGTCATGTAAGGCATTTGCTCTAAATTCGACATACGATGCCCTAAAATATTTACTTTGTCAAATCTAATCCCTAAGATTTGATTTGACATGTAGTTATTTGTTTCATCGTGAATAAGGTTGAAAGCAGCAACCCCAGGCTGTCCAACGAAATAATAATCAGTCAGATCAACAGCAATGAATTGAAATTGAGTCGTATCGTCTGTAATGATTTCATCCACGCCAATTTTTGAATATAGTTGATGATTAATCCCCTTTGTAATCTTCACAGCAGGGAAAGATATTTCATCAATAAAATGTTTCTCAAACGTGGAATTATACTTAATGCGCGACTTACCTCCTGCAATCTGCAACTTAACAGCATTAGCCGTGACACTTGTAATATGTCCCTTGCCGGAGATAATCAAACGATTGTCCACCAACAAGGCACAATTCTCAAAGCTTTGCATCTGTTTCTTCACATCGAAGCGATTGATGTTGTTGAAGAATTCCTTATTCGCTTGAATGGACATCGGGAACGAGATCTCATACGTGTAAGAGCCACTATCCTTGATAAATTGATTTTCAAAAGTGACTTTTATTTTATCCGTTGTGTTCGGAAATACCTTTTTATTGTCAATATAACAGATAATCATTATACGTTCTTTTTAAGTTTCTTCAATTTTTCAAGCCCTCTCGCGACTCCATTTTCTCCGTCGATAGTGTAGAAAGCAGGAATGCCATTCTTTACAGATTCGTGCAATAAAGCAACGACCTGAACAACTTCCTGCAGCGTTGATTTCAACTCCGCATTGTCATTCGCAACATTCACGACAGGCGCAACAACGGCAGTCCCTCCCTGCCCTAATTGACGCGAAACATCAGCAGAAGAGAGTTGCCCTATCGTGTTATTACGTTGTGCAACATCTATCATCTGCAGAACAGGACCCAAAGCCGTATTGTTAACCCCCGAATGATTCACTACAAATTCGCCCTCATGAACCACACCAGCACGACGTCGGTAATTGCTACCTCCAGTAAAACCACCCTCGTAATAACCCGCTTCTTCAGCAGCGTGTTGTTTTTTAATTGCAGCGATATTTAGCAATCCAGCTGCAGTGGCTATTCCTGCAGCAAGAGGCGCCAGGATCTGATTTGCAGGATAAGGAGCACCTTTCAGAGCAGAAGTATAAGCACTCATTGCACCAATCAACATTGTTGCTGTCGCTTGTGCAATCTCCATTTTCATTTGCTTTTTATTATACTTCGTTTTTATTTTCGCAATATCTTTTTGCTTCTTCTCTTCGAGTTTCTTTTGCTTAGCCGAATTCTTGCCTGCAGCATTGATAAGCTTATCGTACTTCTTCTCTGTAACCCGCTGTTCATAGTCAGATTGCGCAGCCCAGTACGATGACATTGCGTTCATAATCGGTTGAATAGCATCCATTGCAGCCTGCATCTTATGCACCATGCCCTCACCAAGGTCACCGGTAGCCTTCAGCATCATTTGCATAGCTTCCTGATGCGAAATGACACCATCTTGCTCCATCTTTTTTATAGTAGCCCACGATGTAGCAAAGATATCAAGGTCCTTTGTCATGAAGTCAATCACAGAACTACCTTCACCATGCTGATTTTCATAGTCAGCTTCAGCATTATTTCTCACCGTGCGATAAGTTGTATCGACGTAGTCACGTTGAGTTATTCCTTTTGAGTTCTTCAAGTTCACTTCAGAAGCCTCTTCTTCGTACTTTGCGATAATCAATTTACGCATTTCCTGATATTCTTTTTCTTTAATAAGCTTCTTCTCATAAAGCGTTTGTAAGCCCATGAGTTCAATTTGTTGCTGTTGCTTGACATCTTTGCGCCCCCATTGTTCGCGGTATCGTGACAACAATTCCGCGAAATGGCGCTGTTGTTGAATGCTATGTTCAAGTTCAGCACGCTCCATTTCGTCCTTTGCATCAAGCCACTCTTCCGAGCCCTCACGCAAAGCAGCGATGCGGTCCGCCATGGCCGACATATCAATTTCATAGAGACGCTCATTTAGTGCCTCTTCATTCATATATATTTCTGAGTTCACATTCAAGAAATCAGCATGTGCCTGCGCAACCTCTAATTGATTACGCTTAACAATATCTTTCAGCAAGAACTTGTTATGTGTACGCGACATTTCTTCTTCCTCTCGCATGCGGTCATCACTCAGCTGACGATACTCTTCATTATATTTCTTATAAATAGCTATTTGGTCATCAATGCCTGCAATAGCAATACGATGCTGGTCGTTAACAAATTGCCTATCCGTCTTTAGCCCTGCAGCAACAGCAGCAATATTCTGCGCCTGCAATTCATCAGTATGTGCCTTAGCAGCCTTTAATTCTGCAAGCATAGCGCGTTTCTGTTCAGCCTTTCGCCTACGTTCTTCAGCCTCACGCTTTTTCTTTGCCTTTTCATCTTCACCTCCACCTGAAGGGTCAAAGGTCCCACCTGTAGTTTTCTTTTCTTCGTTTGTTTGTTTCGCAATCTCGCTAAGCTTATCAGATATTTTTTTGTTTATATCCAATATTTGTTGTTCTTCTTTTATTCTCCTTACATTATTAAAATGTATCTTTTGATAGTGTACATATTGAAGATATTGCTCCCTCGAAATTGTTTTCAATTCACCGACCTCTCCGCCATTCTTATCTAATTTTTCCATGACGTATTTATCCCCATCTACATATCTGAGCCCATAATCAGCGGAAAGTCCTATTTGTTTCATTTTCTTTCCAATAAAGGCCTGATTACCCTTTCTATGATTCAATATATCTTCATGATCAAGGCTTTTCGCTTGAATTTCTGTAAGTTTATTGAAAGCAGCCTGTGCCTTAGCAGCTTTGATAAGGTTATCACAATAATCATCAAGTACCTTTGAATTGCTATGTATCAGCAAGCCTTCTTTTGTCAATGCTCCGTGATATTCAGGAACAATACTTTGTATCTCTTCCAAAGCTTTTTTACGGTCTTTCAACTTCTCTTTGTTATCCGTCAGAGTCTTACGCAATAATTTCATACGCGTAATTTCTTCAGAAGTTGTTTTATTCGCTTCTTGTGTAACCTCATTCATAGCTTTTTGCGTAGCAAGCATTTCTTTTACAGCTGCAGTATTTTTCTGCATCTGTTCATTTTGACTTTTGAAATAGCCTACAAGCTTGTAAATTGCATATCCAAGCGCTATTACAACCGTTAATATTGCTGTGTAAGGATTAGTCAGTGAAGCTGCTCTCATTACTTCTAATGCAGCCTTAGCCTTTGATATCTGTCCCGTCAATAGGAAAAATGCAATTTTAAGCGTATTGATTGCAGCAATTCTCGCTTTCGTCCAAATCACGCTTACTTTTTGCAAAGCAAGGAGTGCATGTTCTTTCACATACCACGCATATACAGCTATTGTTCCTGCTTTATACGTAGCAGTAAGGACAGCGACTACTGTAGTTAATGCAATAATGCCCTTAATATGCTCCTTACCAAAATTAATGAGTGTAAATAACACCTTAACAAGGACACTTCCTGTTGTAATTGCATACCGTGCAACTGGCATCAGTTCTTTACCTAATTCAATACGCATTTCCTTGAATTTCTTAGAAGCAATATCCAGTTTCGCCTGTTCGGAGGACATCTGCGTGTTGAACTCGTTGAGCACACTTGTACCACTCGCGTAAGCCTGATTAGCAAGCACCTGCGCCTTTTTGACGTCATCGAGTTTGTCAGCCATGACTGAAAGCACACCTACAGAGCGCGAGCCGTCAAGGTTCATCTTTTCAAACATCGGAGCCAACTGCGCGAATCCACCTTTTGCTTTCATTGCAGCGAAGAAGCGCATCAACGCCTCATTTGCATCAGTCTTTAGAAGTTTAGAGAACTCCTTAACATTCTGCCCAGCAAGCTTCGCGAATTTCGCCGGGTTCTGAAACATCTTACTAATCAACCCGCTCATTGCCGTAGCAGCCGTTTCGTCCTGCTGCATATTTTGATCCAGCACGGAGGCATAGCTCATAATCTGCTGCTGTGATAATTTCGCTTGTTTACCTACACCGGCAAGGCGTGCGGTAAAGTCAACAAGATAGCTACCTGCAGCTGAAGAATTTTGTGCAAGTTCATTGACAACAGAACCGGTTGCCAACATCGCACCACGCAACCCCTTAGTCTTATCTTCACCAAACATTTGCGCGAGCTTACCAATATTCTTCACAGCATCGTCGCCCAGATCATCCCCTAACGCGACGTTTATTTTATCTGCTCCGTCAACAAATTCCTCAACAGCCTGTTTCGTGTGAATACCAAGGCGACCAGCATCTTGTGCAAGTTCATTGAGTTTCTCGCGAGGAGTACGAGTATTCATATTCTTGAAGGTCTCGTTCATCTCCTCAACTTCCTGTTTCGTCTGCCCTGTGTATTTCTGAACGTTAACAAGTTCTTCGTCCATCTTCGCAAATTCGCTGACACATTGACGCACAGTTAGAGCAACTCCCGACAAAGAAGCAACAGCTGCTATCGCCATGCCTTGCATTTTGTTGAACCAATCAGCCGTGCGATTAATCCATGATTGTTGTGCCCTACCCTCGAAGTTCACCTTAGCGAGTTCAGTACGTAAGCGTTTCGCCTGCTCCGACATCTGCTTAAACTCTTCAGTACCACGGTCCATGTGCCGCAAGTTCTCGTTGATGATCTTGATAGAATACTGCAGTTTATCCACAGAAGCATGATCGAGTGTTCGCAAGGTGTCATTAACAAGCTTCGTTTCTCGCTGCACAGTGCTCATATCCTTATGCGCCTGCTTAATCTCATCATCGTATTGATCGATAAGCTGATTAACGCGTTTCTGCTCGGATTCAATTTTCAGGATTTGGGCCTGAACCTCTTTCAGTTGACTAACAGAAGTAGCATAAGAAGTTGAAGATGGGTCCTGATTGCTAACTTGTTGCTTCAAATAACTTTCAGCTTCGCGTAACTTATTCAAAGAAGCGTGACCGATATTTGACATAACATTACGCAAATTGAGCATACCAGCAGAAAGCGCTTTAGCCTCTTCTGTAGCCCCACGTTCAGCCTGCTTGAATTCATCAATACGCTCCTTGCATCGTTGTATCTGTACACCGATTTCAGCATAAAGATTCTCGTCATTCGTCTTCTTCTGCTGCCTTTTAAGCGAACGCACAGCCTTTTCAAGTTGCTCGACGCTGCTGCTATCGATGTGCTTCAACGTTTCAACGACGCTCATCGTCTGATTTTTGAAAAGCTTCAGCTCATGTTCCGCTTTCGATAAATCTTTTCCGAGCGCAGCAAAAAGTTGCATGTCATTCGCCTTAAAAGCCTCATTACGCTTCTGTTTAAGCGTATCAACTACTTTCTGCAATTCAAGGAGACGATTCTTCGCCTCCTCTGAATTCAGCTTGACGGTAGTTGTATAAACCTCATTGTAGCCAGCCATATCAATCTATATTAAGATAATTACTATAAGTTATTTTAGAGTGAGGGTTGTAATTCACAATCTTTATTCTATACCCCTTAGTCCCCCACTTCCAAAACAGGAATTTATGCTTATATTCGCGTATCACAAAAGTAGAAAGAGAGTCACGCACATAGTAGGAGAGTAAGCTATCACGTAGCGAGAACTTGAATTGTACCCACTTATCGTGATAAGAAAACACACTATCACGCGGAGCAAGCTTCACAGAGTCACTTGCATGAGTAGCAATATCTGACTGAGCAGCGACATCACAAGGCTTCACATCTAATTCTTTCAGTAGCTTTCTATTTGCGAACTCGCGCTTGTACGCATGCTTACCGATGTTCGAGGCAGGTTGTGTGACGGCGGTACTGCTGTCGTGTAACACCTCGCTAACAACAGACTTATAAGTACGAGCATGGGCCAACTGGACCTGCAATTCTTTAACCTCATATTGCTTTCTTATCCAAGCCGGATAGACAATAATTGCAGTCGCAATAAGAATCAGTACACCTACAAAAAAAGAAAAATATCTTTCTTTAAGATAATTCAAAATTTTCATATTAACCTCCTAAACTATAGATGCAACAATATCTATCATTCTACATAATGTACGTGAATAAAGAGGGTCAGTAGCATACATTCCCCCTTTCTTATCAGAGATACGTTTCGCAAATTCCTTCGGATATAACCGATAAGGCCACGCATCCGCATAAATCTGCTTTTTGAAAAGCGCATTATGATCCTTCAATCCCTCTTCAAGTGTCGCGTAATCACGGAATAGACGCTTACATTTATACACGTAACGCCCACCATTCAGCGGAGTAACAGAAATAATGCATTCAGGCGCGTTAAATTGCTTGTTAGGAGTAGAGAATACCTCGCGAGTAGTGACCAATTGACGTTTGCCAGTCCAGGAACTCCCCACCGTCATACCGAAAAGGTTGTTACCAATCGCACCCTTGCCCCACCCACTTTCCAACATCGCTTGCGCCGTTGTAAATAAAGGAGATACACAATTATCTTTATCTTTTAAGTAAAGTGCACAAGCAGCAGCATATACAGCTTTACAAAATACTTTTTGTTGATAAGTCATAATTATTTCGATTGAATGTTTAGAAACTCAGACAAAAAAGGAATTTTCTCAACCCATTTTATTCGTAAAATATAGTAAATAAAAGCAACGATATACCATGCTGCCGTTTCAGGCTTGAAAATTTTCTTAAGATTCTTCAAAATATTTAGCCCATAGAAATACATCGCAAGGTAGGTTATCATACTAACGCATTGTTGTGCCTGCACACACTGCTCCTTTAACTTACCTATCTCAAAAATAGAGAGGCAAAGCACAAAGAAAACGGCAGCTTCAAGTCCACAACGGCCCGCTTTTTTAATATCAAAATCTTCATGATTTGCAATCATACCTGAAAGATATCCGAAGACGAAGTTAAGGACGAAAATGAGCGAAAGTGTTTTAAGTTCAGGCTCAATAGGCTTCATAAATGCAAGCAATGCAAGCGTAACACTTATGATAAATTCTTTTATTTTTTCAAACATCATAACAGTAATAATTTATAAAACAATTCAAAGATACGCGCAAAAAAGGCTGGGTAAAAATACAATATATCCCTGCGCCAATTTCACACGAAATCAGCACAGGGATATAATAAAGTCAAGTTGACACTCTACTTTGTCATCCACGCCAGCTTTTCAACCTCTTCAAAAGTATGATCTGACATTTTGAAAGCCTTAAGCAACTCTTCCACATCAATTTCGACAATATCAACTTTCACTTCCTTTTCAGCAAGTTCTTTGAAATACTCCTGCCCTTTCTTATTCCATGCAGCGAACCACGCGTTTATCTCTGCGATTTCGCGCTTTTCAGCCTCGGTCAACTCTCGTGCTTCTCCCTTGACCTTACGCTCAACTTCCTGCGCTTCTTTTACACGCTGCTGCATCTTCTCAAAATCTTCATCTTGAAGTGTTGCGCGCACCTCTTCGATGTCTTTGTCGTAAGTCTCCGAGATAGGACGCAAAGCTTTTAGGTTCTTCCACACAGCGAGCATCGCTTCATCACTCATACTGCCTACTTTCAACGCTTTTAATGCTCTGTAGGCTTCAACTGCTTTAATCGTTTCTACTTTCATTCTTACTAAATTACTTTGTTATTTACTTTTCTTTAGCATCTTCTGTACTGACTGTACCGAGCTTCGCTGCATTTGCCTTGCAGTATTTCACAAATTTTGTAACATCTGTGATAACTGCAATAATTTCGTCTTCATCTGTTGTAAGATAACTGATGTTGATACCTCCGAAGTGTGCGAAAGTTGCGAGTTGTTTGTTTGTATCCTCGTTACTGCAAACGCTGCCATTTTCGATATTTGCATACTTATCGCTTTCAACAGAAACGACCGCCTTAATAGTTGTGCTTGCGCCTACTGCTTCAACACTTGCCTTGAAGCCGGCAATAGCTTTTACTTTTACGTCCATAGTTAATTTAATATTATTGATTTGTAAAAAGGTTTAATTCTTTGATATAGGTTTCTTGCGTTACACTCATAAAAGTATATTCTATTTTGTATCGTTCTTCAGAAGCACGTTTATCAAACATGTGAGTATACTTCGTGCCAGCCTCGACATCTGTAAAGGTAAATGCCTGTTCTCCTATTTTGATAGGAGAGCCTGTTTCGCTTGATGCAAATCTTAAAATGATATAGAAATTCTCATTGTTAGATCTCCGCACATAGTTATCTCTTATTTCTACATCTACGATAATATGTCCTCTAATATCCTCATACGCTTTGATAGTGAAGTAGTCATTTATGTGCTGTGCTTCAGAGGTAATATTCACTACAGAAGGCTTGAAATCAGGTATTGTGTAGTATGTAGCTTGCATAGGAGGTTTGTTCAGTGTAAGTACAGCAGAACAAAGAAAAAGATAAGCCTTATAGTCTCCAGGAGCAAAAGCAATACCCTGCATTTCAACATTAACACCGCCATTTTTAAGTGGTTTATCGGTTGTCATGAAATAAACTAATCTACCTGCAGCATCTTTTAACGCAAGCCCGAGATAAGCCTCTGATAATTTACCGAACTCCTGCATCGTCAGTTCGTTTTCCGTATCAAGATTTTTTATCATCATCGTTGCGAATACGCTGCCATTTTCATTTGTCTTACTTGTTACGAAAGGCCTTTTGAAAGGCGCAGTTGCAGCATGCTTGTAGCCTATGAAATCAGAAAGCCGGTAAGGGCATGCAAAAGTAGAGCCTACTTTTACACGCGACCAGTTACTTTGTCCTTTGTCGTATAATTCTGTCAAGCTTTGTAAAGTGCTGCTGTGTGCTATTTTTATACCACATATTCCAACACCCTCAAAGTCTGCTCCTCTATACCACGTTGCATTGTCACGCCATTTTCTATTTTCAAAATCGAATTCGTCTGAGGTAAAGGTCTTGTTCAGTTCCACAGGCTTGTATTTAGCCCACATATTTATTTTATCACTCCTGCATAACGTTGCAAGGTCATTGCTTGTTTCGCCGAGCGCAGTCTTCACATCTGTAATTGTGACAGGTGCTTGGATGATGCCGTTTACAATGCTCATACTATGCCTCCTTTCTCTTTATAACAGGTAACACCACCTGTCGCATTAAGAGAACCCTTAACGAGAAGATCACCATTGACAATTAAATCACCATCTACTACGCCGTTTTTGGGGATAAAGTGCCTTAATACTTCTTTTTCTACTGTCACAGTCTTGACTATCGTCTTTACCGTGCACACACCAAACACCTCGGCTAACCACTTTATTAATCTCTTCATGCTAATTATGTTTTAAAAGTTCGACTTCGTTTTCAAGTTCTCTTACCCGTTTTTTTAACCGCTCAACTTTATCATCAACTTGTACAGCTGCCCCAAGCGCGAGCGCAATAAGTCGCGTGTCAAGGTAGTTAAGCTTCAAATAGCCGTCAGCGTTCGTGTAAACTATGCTCTTCAATGCACTATCTTTCACGCTCTGCGCAATGAATCCTATGCCGTGCTCACCGCTATCTTTGTAATCGAACTGCCACGTACCACCGAGCGAGCGAATTATCCGCATACTATCAACCTGCTTGATATTCGTTTTCAAACGCCTGTCTGATGTTGTGTAAGCTGTTACGCCACCCTGCGCCAGCACGTTTCCTGAGAAAGTTGCATTTCTGTCAGGAGTGATAACAAGTGCGTCCTGCCAACCATTGTTATACACGTTAAAATGCAACTCACTACCCACATAAAGCGTGTAAAGTGGTCGGTCGTTGCAACCGAAATAAACAACATTAGAATTAGAAATAAACAGCGCACGTTGATTATGTCCCTCTTTATCTCTTAAATTAAGTCCTATATTATTCGCAAGACTTAAATATCCGTCAATGGTGAGATTGCCAAAGACTTCGCTGCCACTTTCGTGGAAGCGAGCAATGAGGGTACTACTATCTTTTGTAATACCGAAGCCGAGGCTGTCGGTACTTCCTCCGCGAATATTACCTATCTGATAGTGCGTGCCATACCACGAGAAATCGAGTGCGTGTCGAATTGCAGCAGTTGTAACAACAGTATTCTTTATAGCACTATTATTATTTGTTATTGTCTTAATATCACAATTCTCTGTACCTGCAAGCAGGATCCTATCGGCAACTCGTGCAGTACCTTTTATATTCAGTTTGTAAGGCGAATCTTTTTCAGTATCTCCGATAACAACATTGCCGTTGTTCAAGATGCTGAAAACATGCTTCGCTACATTATTCCACAAAAAGAATCTCGTCGGATAGCTACCGAACACCCACTCATTTCCGCCAGTACACTGACACCTGTATGAACTCTCATCGCTTGTTGATATCAGCTTAACACCAGAATAGCCATTATGCTTGACAGTAAGCATTCCATCAACATTTCCAGTTCCATCGAAATTCTGCCCCCAAATCAGCCGGCTATCCTTTAATTTCGTTGCTGATACAGCATTACTATCAAGAGGTAGATACTTGCCTGATACAATATCATCTGTTAATTGTGAGAGTTTCGTCAGATTCTTCTCATCCCAAATTTTTATCCATTTCGCGTCTTTGATTAACTTTCCGCCTTCTTCATTTTTGCGATAATATACACTTTCGTTTCGATGTGTAGGAAGTGCGAGTTGACTAATCCAATTTACATTATCACTATTAGACCAGTCCATTGAAATTACATGTCGCCAATCGTCGCCAATTCCGCACTTTGTAGACATTGCAGCATAGTAACCTGCCTTATCAGGCACGAAATCAACACCTCTAAATGTTTTTATCGTGTTGACGATGCCATAGCCGTCAACCGTAGTAGGTTTATCTTGTAACTGCGAGAAAGTGTGCGTGTGTGATATACTTGCAGCATCTGTAATGCCGTACCCCTGCAGAGTTGTAGGCTTATTCAACAGAGATGCAAAAGAGTGCGAATGTGCTGCAGGATTGAACTCATTCGGTTTGCCTGTGATTTCGCTCCAGGCATATGAGGGTTTCGTTGCAGCCTTGGCCCATGCAGGCACATCGCTGGCAGGCATTGAAGTAGGTTTGTTCTGAATAATCGACCAGTCTACCGAAGTCAAGGCACCACCCTCTACTTTCTTTAATCGCTCATTCAGATCATTGCCCAAAAATGCCGAAAGAACAGCAGTCGCCTTATCGACAGAATAATCAGCCCAATTGTCCAGGCGCTCATACGACATGCCACTCTCTCCGCTACCTTGCATAGAGCCAGCACCGAATGCAGAAATACCCCCTTCAGCATAAAAGTTAGCTGCGCTTCCGTCTGCTTTAGAAACCTTTACAGCATTATTCTCCTTATCCCAGGATAGGTAAATGTCACCAATTATAAGTTGCCGTTCACCCTCTTTTTTCATGTAAGGGGTATTCTGATACAACGACAGCAACGATAACATTGCTTCACCAATACGCGTTGCCGTGTTAGCATAAGGCATACGCTCGTCACGTATCGCCTCGAGTTGCTTAGTAATGCCCTTTATCGTTGCTGTCAAATCACTCATAAATACACTAAAACGAAATAAAAAAGTCTAACGAAAACAAAATTAAAGAAATGTGATGAGAATAAAAATACGCTATAAATTTCTACCGATGCCCACACCTGCAAAAATTTCTTGTAGTCCGGTCGATAGAAGGCCATTGTAAGCCTCGCCGTAGAACGACGCTTCAAATTCGTTCAACCGCATTACAGAAGAATAGTATTTCTTAGCGAACCAATCGCGCTTAACGCGAGGGTGGCCACCAGCCATGCGACCACCCCAGGCAGGGCCAACACGCTTCTGTTTATTTAGCCCATGTTCCTCGCGATACTCTTCACCGCCAGGCAGCAGGAAAGGGAGTGTGCCGTTCGCCTCTCGGAACTTCTCTCCAAACTCACGGCCAACACCTGCAGCAACATAGATGCCGTAGAGCGCAAACTTGTGCTCAATTGTTGTAACAGCACCTACCCCAATGATAGCCGACATACTATTGTAAAGATAGCCCGAGTCTTTGACTGCAAGCTTATCCATACGCTCACGCCAAAACGTCAGCATTTCCTTAGCCCACCCCTCCTCATATCTACGTAAATCATTCACATTGCGCGTATTCATCGTAGAGAAGCTGGTAAGCATTCCCGAAATATGCTGACTCCTATCCATGTTTATTCCTCCCAGTCTTTAGCCTGATACACGAGGTTAGTAGGCAGGTCATTATCTATCATAAAATAAAGGCCTGTCGTACCATTGAAGCTATAACGCCCCAACTCTTTGTAATAGATACGTTCAATGCCCAAGTAAGCCATTTCCCCACGATACGCGCCCGAAAATTTGTCCGCAAGCGTCTTCGCAAGAAACTGCTTAAAAATAGTTCTGCAAAGCTCGAGCGACTCTTTCCTACTCTCTGCGTCCCCCATTTTGTAACCAGCGAGTACCCACACCGTGTAGACAGATTTTGTGAAGAACCCCGATTTATTGCTGTGCACGTTGTTATCTGTTGTGTCATCAACAAGAACGAAATTCGCTGTTTTACGAAATTCACCAATCAGCCCCTCGATAGATTCAGGCCCCGAACAAGCAAGCACTTTGAAGTCATGATCACGACAAAGCCTATTCTTCTCAGCAAGTGACGTGAAATAATCAATCGGATTAAAATTATTTTCCATATTTCGTCTCAAATTCGGCTGCCTCGCGCGCTTTCTCATTTAGTTCAGTGAGCGCACGCCAGCAATCCATGTTCTTAATCATTTCCTCTTTAGTCACGTCGCCCTGCGTGAGCGCCCTCAACTGAACATTTGCCATTTTAAGCAAATCCCACTTTGTAGGCTCACCGCCTGCAGGACGAAAGAAAGAAGGGAATTGTCTTGCAAATTCAGCCTTGACATAGCAGTACCACGCAAACACACCTGTGCGTTCCGCGATATCAAGCTTCAGGCGCTTAGGGGCATCCCCATTACGCTTGCGATAGAGGATGCGAGCAAGTGTATCAATATTCTCCATTTTTTTAGAGGAAAGATACACCTGAAATGCCGTCTCAGCAGAAAGATAGTCAATAAAAGATATGCCGTGCAAGTTCACATCGACAGCCCGATAGCCACAGACGCTATCCAACCGCACGCCCATGTTATCGAAGCTGTCGATGAAGTCAAACTGATGAATAAGACTCTGAACTTGATTAGCTGAAATAGTAAAGAATTTCCTACGTCCAAATCGACAGCGCATAAAGCAGAACACACCTTTTGAAGTCCACTTCTGTACGTGAATACCACAAAAGCGCATAAACATAAAAGTTTTAATTTGCGTAAGGTCACTGAACGTACCGAGCAGGCCGAACACATAACGCAGCTGGTCTTGTGATAGTTCACGCCATGATCGAGGCGCATGCAGTATTAGCCCCTTTTCTTTAGAAAAAGTACACCCCGGACTCCTTAGTGTTCTTGTAATTCTCATAATGATTCGCCTTATATTCCTTACTATTCTTATACTCACTGAACTCATCGATATTGTCCTCCATTATCGAAGAGAGTTGATTATACGCAAAGCGTTCCGCCGTTTTATCACCCCTCAAATGCAACACTAACCAAAAGCGCGCTTTATCAATAGCACGCTTGACAGCATCCGTTGCCGAGTTGGTGGCCACAGCCTTGACGAACGCATCAAATTGCGCGTCACCAATCTTAGCTCTCAATAACTGCTCACCCTCTGCAAGTAAGGGTTGTGCAGCTTTGAAGTCTTCAATCGTAGAGTGATTATAGCCACAGATGTTACAATAATCAAAATAAGTATTGATAAGCGAAAGCTTCATGTGTGAAGCCTCAAACCACCCTTGTAATTTGAACAAACGAGGGAGGATGAGTGAAAAGTCAGTTAAATATAACCGCTCTACGTTCGCTAACATCGCATCGACGCGCACCTTTGAAGCAGGTGCAAGATCCGAAGCCGATACGACACCGAAGCCTGATGCTGTCATCACGAGGTCGAGTTGACGTGCATTGTCATAGAAAGCGCGTCGACACACGTAAGATTTCACGAGTGCAAGCAGCTCATGATCTGTACCCTCTTCTACTGCTTGCCGTCCCACCTCATTCAAAACATAAGCTGAAAAGTTAGAATAAGTATCAGAAATGGCAGTTGCGAGCATATCAAAAACATCGCCATTTTTGCTCGTAGCTACCACAACGGCAGCCTCTAATGTTTTACGAGTAATTTCAATCCTCGTTACTGTTGTTTCCATTTGCGTCGGGGTTAGGTTTCACTTCTTTCTTTTCTTTATTCTCATCAAGCGTTGTCAGCACGATAAACGGCACATCAACATCGTATTTCTCTTGCCAATTGTTGTAATACAGCATAACGCGGAAAGGTTCAAGCAGCACATCATGAAAGGCCGTCTCCGCAGCCTGTTTCAACAAGAAAAGCTCGCGCTTATCACTACCGCTGTTGTTCATCGCCGACTTGCCCGGCGTAGCGCCTACGAGGTTAGGATGAACGTTGTCGCCGTAACAAAGCGAGTTACTTGCTTCCTGCACATCATCGGCCCAGTCGCCACCCTCCTTGCGTCCTTGTTCAACATCGACAATATGCACCATGTGCACCTCCTTGCCAGTTGCGGGGTCAATATAGAGGCCGGATATCCACGTTTTCCCTATGTTCTCATTACCACCAATGAAGTCATTGATATTCTGCTTTTCCTGCTTGATGCGAGCCTTAATTTTGTCAGGATCAGTAATACCGTCTTCTTCACAGATCTGCCTCCAGTAGTCCTTGTGTACCTCGACCTGGAAACGCGGAGGAGCAGAGTTGCGAATCTTCGCACGCTTGCCCTTGCCAATCAGCTCGTAAATGTCATACCATGAGTCTTTGAACGTTGCGACATAGAAAGGAATAGGATAATACTGATATCCTGGCGTAGGGAATCTTGTAAGGATAGCAAATTTACGTGTGCGTGTAGCACGTCCGAAAGCGTCACCACGTGCAGCCCTACGGCACTCGCCAGTAGAGGGGTCAGGGTCAAGGCCCATGCGCACGCGCAAATCACCCCAGGGGTCTATTTCATCAAGCAACTCAATGATTTCCACGTCACCATCTTGTACCGTATTTTTCCAATTCGCATAAAAAACATGATTGATACGGCCGTTATCGTCAGCTTTTTCGAAGCGACAGAAGCAACTTTCTTTATGCCGTACCTGCACGATGTGACACCCCTCATTGTCGAGCACAATAACCGTAACAGTAAAAAAGAAATACTTCATATCAAGCACCTGCTCAATAAAGAAGCGGTTGAGTTGATTGCGAAAATAGAAGTCGCGAATTTCTCGATCTCGCGTCTTCTTTTCAGTAGCGATGTCATAGAAGCGTACACCCTGCCCATAGCACGTGAGTGCGTTAAATAGCTTATTTTGGGCCATGACCATGTTTTCGCCCACCTTTTCAATGATGTGATAAGGCAGCATATCATCAGTACCAAAGGGAATATACTTGTATGTCTTGTCCCCTTGTGTGAACGTGCGAGGCTGAATGATACCACTATCGTCAAAAACAACAGAGGAATTCTCGGAATACTCCGCGTTAGCCGAGGCGCTGTGCCCATTTGTAAAGCCAGCAGCAGGAGCGCTGTAGATTTCGTAATCTCCGCGCTTTTCGATAAAGTTCAACGTTGAATCATTTTCCATTTTTACATATAGATTTCTGCGCCCATAAACTCAAAGATACACACGTCGCGCACCTCGCGGATTTGCCGATTTTTAGGATTTATCAGGCGATGAGTGCCACCGCGCCAATTTCCCGACTTTACCAGCCAGCCTTTATACTCAATAATGTCACCTGTTTTGAGCTTCCAGCATTTTAGATTTACAAATTGCTTGCGGATAGCAGCTATATCAAGCTGCTTGCGCATTTCAGTGATGTGAATAGGCTTATTCATTAGTCAAAAGTATTATCAAAAGTATTGTCGAAAATTCGGCCAGCACGCTGCAGGTCAATAACGTTATGAATGCGCTGTGCATACTGATAAGAGAAAGTGAAGCGTGCTATCTCATCATCAAGGTTTGATACCTCCGATTTCGACTCTGTAAGTGTTACCTCCTTGCCGACAACAGGCTGTCCGTTAACGAAATTCACGACATGCACGCGCTCCGCTCGAAAGAGTTCATCGACCCAGTTCTGTTGTGCAATCGTGAGATAGCCAGTATCAGCCTTGAATAATCGGTTTTCTACAATCTCTATATTGCGCGTCTTACCCAGTACATTCGCCGTTGTGCGCTTGAATGAGGGGCTGACTTGATGCTTACCTACACAATACATCAACTCATCACAGCCGAAAGAGTTCTCAAACATCAAGATAGGGGCGCAATCAGGGTGGGCCCAATCTATTGTATATTTTTGCGAACGTTCGCCAGCCTTGACAACAAAGAAGTCAAGCACCTTATCAGCCTTTGTGAAGCGCGAGGGCGACACGTCAATAGTTGAATATTTGCTATTGCCTTGCACCTTAGTTGCAGTGAAATCAGCCGATGAGCCGTCAACATAAGTCGCCTTGATAGCTGCTGTATCAGTACCGAGATAGTGTAGGAACTCCAAGCGTCCTATAGCCGAAATTCTATCACCGCTATAGATTGATAGAAAATGCGTACGCAAGAAGTCTTCGGCATTAGCCGTTACAGTGCCTTGTGTGAAGTCAGCAGCACAATATACAACTTTAGCATTCAACGTCTTTGTATCAATCACAGCGTCATCGTCGCCGAGGTCTGTAATTGTCACAACAACATCTACGCTCAACCTCGCATGTGCATACGAAGTGAAGAGTGCGGAGAGGTCGGTGAGTTCAATGCTGCCGTCATACTGATACAGATGTTCGTCATACATTCGCACGCCGTCAATTGTCATGACAACGCCTGCGCGACTGCCCCCAATCGTGAAGGCTATATCGGGAATTGATGCACTGAAATAGGTGCCCGCAAGAGATTTTAAGATAGTAATCATATCAAATCGATTTACAACACAAAGATAGCAGGGAATACAAGCTGACAAAAATACAAATATGAGGTAGGTAGATTGTATACAATAAAAAAAGCTGCAGACGTCCTCACGACGCCTGCAGCTGAATTTTAACCAATTGCCTGTTACCAGGCGAATATTAAAACAAAGATATGTAAAAAAATGTATTTCTACGTTCAAAACTGAGAAAAAAAATTATCTCAGCCTCCAAATTTTCCAAATTAGCCCTCCCGATTCATCAGGTTCGAGTATGTAACCATTTTCTGTCATGTAGCTAACAACATCTTGCTGTGTAAGCGGATAAGTACTATCTAACGCCTCGACGATTTCAAGTGTAGTCTTGTTGTCAGCGACAAAAAGATTACTTTGTGAGGGAGGAGGAGCGTTATTAACACGCGTGCTAAAGTACGCATCAAGTACATTACGCTCTATTTTATTAATCTCATTCATCTTTTTTACCTTTTAAAATTGTTTCTAATTGTCTTCTAAGCGAATGAAAGCTGCGTACATAATCAAGCAGCTCTTCATCAGAAAAATCATTGCCTGACAAAATTTTGTCCGTAATATCATTGCAAAGAGATATTCTCACCTCAAGTGCATTAGTATCAAGAAGATCTTCTAAAGCTTCAGTTGCCTGCTGATTTAAATTTAACTTTGTCATAGCGAAATCATATTAAATAGTTTATCTTCTCTGTAAATTGTGTTATTCAGCAATTTAAGCCAATCTTTCTCTACATTTGTACGTGTGTAAGAGAAATATCTATCAACTATAGATGTTTTCATTTTCCTTTTATTATTTAGTAAAGAGTTACGTGCAAGTCGAATCATCCAGCATCAAGACAACCGACTCACACTATTAATTGTGCTGCTGACTAACTAAGTGTTACTTTTTTCGTTTTTCTTTATTGTTAAGTCTATACACAAGCCAGCCTGCACAGGCAGCAGCAGGAATAGCTACGAGAGGGTGAGAGACAACCGCAAAGACGCTCACACCTAAGCAGATTGTACCTAAGTGCATGTAGAGCACCGTGCGGCGTGTCACGGAGAAGTCACACAACCGCGAATACACCTCGCTGCGCTGGTTAAGATAGTTGTTTACTGAATTTACTGCGTTCGCAAACATTGCGCGAACATCGACGCGCTGTTGAATTTGCGCTCCGTCAAATTGGATAGTTTGTTGCTGCATATTGCATTATCTTTTAACCTTTCCTGCAGTTCCGCTGCGTTGCCGGTAAAACGAGAAAGGCGGTCGCCAATCTCGCTGGTTAAAAGATAATGCTTCCACTCCGAAGAGCTTTGAAAATCTACGAGAAGGCAACCGCCAAATATATTAGTTGTGGGCATAAAAAAAGCCCGAGCAATTTTGCCGAGCAAGTAACCGCTGCTCGCCGGAATGGTCTACCATTATCTTTTAACCGATGGCAAAATTAAAGAAAATCCCCGAAACCTGCAAGAGATTTCGGGGAAAAGTTTAGAATTCAATATTAAATTCTTTCATTATGCTAAGCAATTCAGGTTCTTCTATAACTCTTAAATTGTGACCTTGTGCTTGCAATTCCTCTATTTTCTGCATTTTAGACGGGCCTGCCCCTTTACCGACAATAACAATGTCAGTCCTTTTAGATATAGAGGTATTAATGTCTGCACCATACGCTTTGAGTACTTCTGCAATAGTTTCTCGAGCAGGGAACGTTTCAAGGTTTCCTGTCAGCACAACTCTTTTCATGAAGAAAGGAGTTTCTTTATTCTCCACTTCTTCAGGGGATAAAGGTTGTTTTGTCTCTTTTTTCAATGTTTTTTCTTTAGGCTTGACAAAATGCGGGATGCTTTCCGTAGGCCTGGGTAATTCCACGCCCGACAACACAAGGATTATCTCTGCACAAGCTGTAGCATCACAAAGGGCATCATGATGTTTCCCTAAATCAACATGCAGCACCTTGCACGTTTCCTCTAAAGAGAGTTGCGTTAAGGTGAATGTGTCAACAATGCCTGGAATTGAAATTGTTATGCCATAATGCAATGACACCTTTTCCAACACATCGAGGTCAAAAGAGGTGTTATGAGCTGCCAACACTTGCCCTGATATATAATGTTCAATTGTAGGCCATAATTCTTGGAAAGTAGGGGCATTCTCAACCATTTCGGGAGTAATCCCATGAACATGGGTGTTAGTAACTGTTCTATCATCAGGGATAGGTTTGATGAGAGAATAAAACTTTTGAACGATGACATCGTTCTCTACACGAACAAGGCCCAAAGCACAGGCACTCGTTCTTTCAGGTGTCATTGTTTCAATATCAATGACAGTAAAGGTGTGCTTCTCCATTTTTTTACTTTTACTACGTTATATAATTAAGAGTTATAATATTTCATGATAAAATGGCTTTCTACTTTCACAAGCAAAAAGCCTATACAAATAACCTTCAACTTTATGAAAAGTTGGTATATGCAAAAGTAAATAAAAACTCCCTAACCGGCAAACGATTAGAGAGTTTATTTTACAACTAAATTTATACACATAGTCATACACATAAAAAAGCCTCCCATGCTCACGCACAAGAGGCAAGAGTTCTTTTACTTAATTGAAGCATGAAGCATTCAATATTCTATCAATAAACACTCACTACTTCTATTTTCTTAGCGAGCGACTTGATGCCTTGAACAATCAGTTGCTTACGCTCCTGGCTGGGTCTCCTTGTACCAACAGCATATTGACGCATAACAGCTTCGCTGACACCAATTTCTCTTGAAACGCCTGCAACATTTATAAAGTCATAATAGTTAAATAAAGCCCCTACATCAAAAGTATATTCAATTTCTAATTCAGGAACTCTAACACCATCCTCTTTCAAATCAAGCTTAGTGTCCTCCCAGCCTGAAAGCATATCGGCAATTGCAGCCTTTGCAGAACTCCCTTGACCAAGAACACGCGCCTTAACACTATCCACTTCAAGCACACAAGAAAAATTTTTCTCGCCTGGCTCACGTTCAACTTTTGCAATAATCTTTTCCATATTTATAATATTTTTAAAATGTCCTATCACATCTATATTCATTCAAGAAAAAGAGAAGCCACCCACCCTATTGCAGGTGGCCCTCCTTTACTCATTCAAGAGGTCTTTAAGGATAGACTTTGCTGTTTTCTCCTTAATCTCCTTGCTTCCGTGCCTCGGTATTGTTGTTCTCGCTCCTGTTTTAGGATTAAGCCAAACATCATGCGAAGCACCATGTCGTTTCAAAAGGCATCCTGCCTTCTTCAACTTACGAATAAGTTCTGAATGTTTCATAAAATAAAAGAGCTCTTTGTTTTAATCACAATGCAAAGATAACAAAAAAGTAAGCAACCACCAAATATTTTGCTTACTTTTTTGTTATCAATAGAAGATTTAACACTTTTAATGGAAATATCAAACGTCTACAAATAAATCTGTTACATCGCAACCTATTGCTTGTGCAATATCATAAAGAAAGCTTAAGCGCATATCTTGTGCCATACGCCAGGATAGCGTACGTTCTTTCAATCCTAATTTATCGGCGATCATCGGAATTGTAACTCCATGCTGATGCGCCACTCTCACAATAGCAATTTTTTTCATCATCTCACTTTTTTAGTTAGAAATTCGGCTGCTTTCCGCAAAGATGTTGCGAGCTTAATATTATCAAATTCGCCTCTATTTAGAACAAGTCGCCAACACGGAGCCTTTGTGCGTACAAGATACAACTCACTTTCATCCTCACTAAATTCAAAAACAAAAGTATCTTTGAAGCATATAGCACCATGATAACGTGCAACCCATTCGCCCATCTCTCGCATGATACGAGCAAGTTCTTGTGGCGTGTGACTGACATCTTCAAGAGGTGTAACATTCTGACTTTCGTTGAACAACCCCTCATCAAAAGTGATAACAATGCCGTTCTCCCTATCCGTCAGTACCCAGCCATTAGGCCGGGTGCTGCTCTTTTGTAATATGTATTTATTCATTCATCAAATATTTTCTAATTTCTGAATTAATAGGTTCAAAACCAAATCTTGCCGTAAAGAGTCGATTAAACATCTTGCTTCTACGCTTGCGACGCTTATCTCCACTGCTTGCCTGGTCGCCGTATGCATCTGCCTCATTCCACATCTTCTCTACTTCCTCCTTATTTGCATCAACAATCGCTTTCAACTTTTCGCATTTTGCATTATAGATTGCAACAGCTTCTTCGCGTTCTTTTTCAGCAGCTAAATGAAACTTGAACCGCTCTTCAGTAAGTTTCATTTTCGCATTAAGACGCTTAGTCATCAGGCCTTTTAGCGTGCCTTTAATTTCTATCTGTAAATATTCAGCGACTACTTCGACTACATCATATATATCATAAACGTGACCATCAATATCTTTCAGATAAAAACATTTATCGTTGTGTCTGTTAGGTGCGCCAAAATTTGGCTCATGGTCAGATACTCTAACTTTAAGATTGTTGTAATATACATAAATAGAACCAGTACCAGCAGTGTGAACTCTAACGCCGTCTAATTTCTTTAGAAGAGTTTCAATTGTTGTCATAATCCTTACAGTTGTTATGGTGTGTCTCACCTTTTAATTGTTGTTGTTAATTGATTACATTGCAAAGATAAGATAAAAAATTAAATCCGCAAGTTATATTTGCGGATTTAACACTATTTTAACACAAAATATTAATTTATCTCCGAAAAGGAGCTTTATACTCTACTTTTCAAAACAAAGCCCATGCGTCGAGGTCGATATCAGGATGTTCCCAAAACTTCTCGACACGACAATAAAGCGCATCTATTTGCGCAGACGATAAAGACTTTATTTTTTCGCAAAGCGACTTTACATCGATGTTCCACTTTGCGCCGATACCTTCATATAAATCGCTATCCTCCATGTGTGCTATTAGAGCATCTTGCGAATAGCGAAAAGTTTCGTCTTGTGTATAAGTACCATTCAGGCTATCAACAATAGCTTTCCATTCTGAACCTTCGAAACGTCCGCGCAATTCATTCATGCTCGCTTTTTCAATTGCAGAAAGCTTGCGTAAGGAAGCGTTAATCTGTTCATTAAATGAAATACCTTCATTCTTGCTCATTTCGTTGTAGAGAGCGTCATCAATTCTTAATGTTACATTTTTCATGTGCTAATTATTTATTTGTACACTGCAAATATACAAAAGAAAATCAAAAGCGCAAACAAAATCTCGTGCAAAAATGGAACAAATTTGTTTCACTATAAAAAACAAGTGAATTACACGATATAATTATGCCCTCTTACTTCGTAGCAGGAGGGCAGATAGATAACGTTTATTCAATTGTAACACCATCAAAATCCGTGTAAGATGAAAGAAAATTCTGCAATCTCTTAAAATCAGCATCAGAGCAGAAAAAAGTTGCACGTTCGCAACAAAGTCCATTCCAAGAAGAAGCGACCCAGCGAAATGCCTTGATTACTATATCTAACTCGAAAATACTTCTGCATCCTACATTCTGATTTGCATACCATGTGCATTGCACCTCATGTTTTTTGAAACCTTTTTTCATATATATTGCCCGTCATGCCGATAGCGCAGCGTTTAGGTTAAAGTATATATTAAAAATCTGTTACATCGAAAAATCTTACTTCTTCATAAGGTAATTGTGCACCCAGCGAGGTAACATTTAACATAAGGTAATTGAAAGCCTCTTTATAGCTATCGAACTTAGCGTAATTATCAAATAAGTTCATACTTGCCCTTTTAATTTGAGCTATGCTCTTCGCCTTAATAATAGAAGCTTCATCTGCTTTATTGAAAGAAATTTGGTAAGAAGCGTAAAAATAAGTCTTCATAATTTTGAACAGTTGTTATGGTGTGTCTCACCTTTTAATTGTTGTTGTTATTTGTTTACATTGCAAAGATAGAAATAAAAAATAAATCCGCAATACATATTTGCGGATTTAACACTATTTTAACACAAATACATGATTTTAGACCCTAAAAAGGCGTTGTAAGGAATATTTTAAGCAATTAAAGCGATGAGAATACTAAGAAACGATAACAATAAATTGCAAGGCAATTGCTTAAGAAACAGGTAAAATGTTAGTCAAAAAGGGCGTTTTGTTGTCGAGGCTCCGATTTTCGAGGAAATTGGAGCAACAAAACACGGCTTTTATTTCGATTTTGCACGGCCCTAAGCAGTTAAAACGTTGAACTACAGCGAGAAACGTTTTAACTGAAAGAAAAAAGCGAACTTCGCTCTTTTTGTACCCCCCACCGCCCTACGCCCGACATGGCAATTGCCTCTTTGAGTTTAGCGGAATATGTAAAACAAAGTTACTTCAAGGCAATTGCTTGCGGTCGCAAAGGAGGGCACGAAAAAGGCAGGCAACTCAAAAGCTGCCTGCCCACTCTTTTGGAAAACAATCTTATAATTTCCCGTTGTCACGATAAGAATAAAAGTTGCCATCCGTTACGATAACATGGTCAACAAGATAGATGCGAACAGCCTCGCAAGCCTTTTTCAATTGCCTTGTAAGTTTATCGTCAGCCACTGACGGCCTAACACTACCGCTCGGGTGGTTGTGTGCAAAGGCTATCACCGTAGCATTACACAATAAGGCCTCTTTTAGAATAACGCGGACATCAACCGCCGTTTCCGTTATTCCCCCCTCGCTTATCTTTATCGCTTTAATAAGCTGATAGCGTTGATTAAGCAACAACGCACGCCCCTGCTCTACAGATAAATCGCGCATTTTAGGCAAAAGGTACTCATAGATAGCGAGAGAAGAAGAGAATTCTACAATATCATGCGCCTGCTCGGCCTGCCTGCGATTCGCGAGTTCAAAGGCTGCCCTTATACTAAGAGCCTTGCTCTTTCCTATGCCCTCAAAGCGCATAAGTTCAGCCGTTGTCATTCGGGCCAACCTCGCAAGACTTTGCCCACAACTATTCAGTAGCTCCCTGCACAACTCAACAGCATTAAGTTGCGTGCTGCCACTGCCTATGATGATAGACAACAATTCCGCATTAGTAACTACATCGCCCCCTACATTATCGAATTTAAAGCGAGGCTGTTCTTCTTTAACCCAACTACAAATATTAGAATTATTCATGATGATTATTATTTATATTGATTATTTGATTTTTTAGATATACCTTTCACCGACTTAGCAATAAACAAAGCGCCCATAACCTCCGCCCCTGCTTCCTGCAAAAGAGACGCAAAATTTTCCGCCGTTGCGCCTGTTGTAACAAGGTCATCAAATATAATAACCTTGCGCCCTGCAAAGAACTCCTTATCGAAAACAACATGATAGTTGCTGTTATCCTGCACAACATGATTTGCAGTGCGATGCAAGGCCTCACGTTTGCCTAAAATTTGAATGTGTTTCATAGCGTTTTCTTGCTGACAACGGCAAGCAACAACATGAGAGAAATAACTAAAGCGGTGACGATATTCAGCATTAGACGAAGCAGGCACGCACACAATAGTATATTCATTACACTTGTGACCATACCAATTCCACAATGCGCGTACAATTAAATCAGCTGCAAAATTTGCAGCCTCCTTGCGACCACTTTTGAAATTGTAAATAAGGTTACGCACCTTAACAATTTGCTCGCTTGTAGCAGCATACCTTTGAGGTAAATACTCATAAAAATTAATCTTTTTCATATTCATTTGGTTAAAATTCTGGTAATGTTCAAGAGCCTTACTGGAGATTTCCACGTGAGGAGTGAACTTTTTTTTTATTCCGTACAAAGCCCGGTCGCCTTCTTTCGATTTCCGATGCGAGGTTAAGAGGTGGCAGGGTGTCAGAACGCTGGGGTTCTGGCATCTTTTTGGTGTTGGATGCCGTTATTTTTCAGCGCAGCGAAAAATGACGGAGGCTCCGACTGCAAAAAGTGACAGGTTCACAGGTTCAGACAACCGACGCCTCTACCTTTGCATCGAAATCTGAAAGTAGGAGATTGGGATTTGGAAGAAAAAAAAGGTTCGCTACGAACACAAAAACACCGCGTAGCGACCTACTCTCCCCTTTAGGGGCTGGGGGCCTAACGTCCGTTGAACGAAGATACGACAGCGCCTGACATGTTGATATCGAATGTAGGAAATTTCTCTACACCGATTGCAAAAGTGTCGAAAGCGTCGGAGCCGTCGGTACGATTTTCAAGCTTATCTTCTTCAGTCTCAGCAAGCTTCTCCCCTCGCTTATCTTTCTTACCCATGTACACGCCGGCCGTTTGGATAGAAAGGAGAAGATCAGGGTTATTATCTCTATTGAAAAGTAGCTGATGTTTCGCACGGCCTTGAAACATTCTGTTGATGAGCAGCTGCTTTTCAATATGATTCCACTGCTTGCCGATACACACATCATTAACATACCAACCATGCGACTTCAAGCCATTACAAATCACAGCGTGGAAGTCATCATTGCCGACAGCGTAGTTATTGCTGATAAAGGTCGTATCATAGTAGAAAACGACCTGTCGATTAGGGAAATATTCGTAATATTTACAGAAATCTTCAATAAGTTGAGGAAGTTTGCGCTCATACTTTACGTATAGCGAATTTACGACACGCGCCTTGCCGTCATTCCCCAGCTGCCCGACAACGCACCAGTTAATATTAAGGTTCGCATCAAAGGTGATGATGAGCGGTCTGTCAGGTTCAAGATCAGCATCCATTCTGCAGTCGACATCCTGAAGCCGTTTGAAATCATAATCAAGGCCATCGAGATACGACGTTTTTGGCGCAGTGTAGAGATTAGAAGGACGTAAGCAATTATAGAAGCCGTCCATCTGCAGCCCTATACGAAGCCCTAATATGGAGGTTGCAAAGGTGAGTGCAGGCAAGTTACGTTTCTGATCATAAAAGAATTGTTCGCCCAGGATAGCAAGGTTTTCGAGGCTCGAATACTCTTTATATAAAGTAAGATGCCTACGCAGTTCATTAATGGTAGACTGCAATTCATTGATTTTTTTTGCATAATACGCTTGCCTCTCCGGGTATTTAGCTGCAGCTTGCTTGACTTTCCAAATTTGAAAGACGAGTCCCTCGACCACTTCAACCAATTCCGGGTCCATTTGTTTCTCGAAATTCAGGAACCATGATCCTGCTTTCGTTACAGGCATATCGGAGGTTATTGTCAATCCGTGATGCAGGAAGCAGTTCCCGAAATACATCTCATTACCTCGATTAGCCTGAAAAGTTTCATTCTTAAGCTGCTCAAAATCTATGAATTTTGCCTCGTCAATAAGAATTGCATCAAGCGACATAGAGTTACTTGTACCGCTCCTATCTTGCGAGATAAGCGTCACGTATGAACCATTGTAGAACGACACAACATTATCATAACTTTCAGGCTCCCAAATCGGTTTGGCCCAGTTTGAAGCCTTAGCAGGGCGATGCCCAACACAATAAAATAAATCTTTCTTATACCCCCAATTATTCAGGTGCATAAGGATAGAAGGCAAGATGTTTGTAAGACCACGCTTGACGGAGGGAACGACAAAGCCTATCGAGCAGCGAGGCATGAACTGAACAAGGTCAAGCATGCGCTTAGCTTGAATAAGACCTTTACCGATACCACGACCGCACACATCAATGAGGTTGCGCGGAGACATCGCGAGGGAATAATATTGCGCGTCATTGAGATAGATTTTCTTCCTGTCCTGTGTCGCCATCTTCGAAACTATTAATATCTTCTTTCACTTCAACAAAATCTGTATATTCCAGATCAGCGCCGAACCTCTTTTTAAGCTTAGCAATCTTATCACGAAGTCCTTTAACAGGCTTGATGCCGACAACAGAAGGATCATCAGTAGGCTCAATGATAAGCGGTTTAATTTCGCTGTAATCAACAGGAACAGCGTCGATTTCACCAACACGATTATATTTTGCATAATCCGCATTTGCTTTTTCTGCGGACCGAAAATCTTGCGCAGCCATGGCCTTTTTATACACCTCTTCCGTACGTTGATTGAATACATGCCGATGCCATTCTTTCGACTCCTTTTCGATATTACCGATTAAGATCTTCAGCAAGCGCACATCATCATACGCCTCACGCTGCTTGATATCAACATTCATATCAAGATCATGCTTCAAGATCTCGCGAGAAGATTTCAGCGGATAATTCAGCCAAAAAGTGTACAAAGCCCGAAGCCGAATAAGACGTTTTACAACATGTTCCGGCAACATTTTTTCTCGCATCTCATCAATTGAGGCGAAAAGATTTAGTTGATAGTCATCAATATTAGCAGGCAGGCTCATATTTTATTGCAAATCGATTAGCATTTTATTCAAGTCAGAGAAGCATTGTGTAATAGCAGAAGGAGCGCAAGCTTCAGCAAGTTCAAGGTTCTTGCAGCGCAAGTCATTAGCGGTAACCGACATACCCCTCAAAAATGCAATCCGTGCAGGATTACCTTTTGTTTGAATATCAAGCGAAAAGATGTCTTCGTCAATACCCAAAAGGCACCCAATCTGAGTTGCCGGAGTCAGCTGACGCGCTAACTCTTCTATCATTTTCAACTGCTCTTCTGTATATTCCATTTAATTCACAACTATTATCAATTATTTTTTTCAATCCCTCATATAGCGAAAGGAAAATTTCTTGCGATGTAGAGATAATTGTACACTCAGCACGTCCTCCGTAAGTATTATTTTGACTTGAAGCGACCGAAATAGTCTGTCCAGAATCCGTTTGCACAAGCACTATTTTAGAGTGATTCATGGCCAAATAAGCAGCATCAAAGCAATATGACATCAGCTGATTAAGCTTGACCGTCTTCTTTGAAGCTTTTAAGTCTGCAACCATTACAGCACGACGAATAAGTCCCTTTTTACGAAGATTAAGAAAGCCGTTCAAAAACTCTTCGCTCGTTGAAAAAGTCGACACATAGACATCAGCACGCCCAGTCTGTTCGAGTATCCAGCCGAGCAGACCGAGCGTGTGAATGCCAGTACCGAGATAGCACTGCAAAGCAGTACTATTCAGCGGTTTCAAATTCTGTTGTATTTTCTTGCTTATCATCGAAAGAAAGACCTAAGGCAACAAGACTTGTGCGCAAGTCATCACCGATAACAGCACCAGCCTTGCGAATAGTATCAACACGCTGTTGCATCTTCGCAAGCAAATCAGTAAAAGCAGCGCGGTCACTATCAGAAGCACCCTCGCCCTCTACAGCAAGCTTCAAAGTAGCAAGCTTCGATTGATTCTTGCTCAAATAGCTACGTGCAGAATTTACGCTGTTATCAAGTATAGCTTCCGTGTTTTCAGTTGAGGGCGTTGTTGGAGTAGTCGTATCAACGACTGCTTCATCATAAGCAGCCATCTGCTTGAAATATTTAGCGTCCATCGACGCGAGCAGCTGAAGCTTATCATAACGCTGACATGAAGGCAAGTCATTCATCGCCTTTAGTTCCTCAAACAAGGCCTTGATATCCTTATAGAGGTTACCGTTGTCAACCCACAGCTGTTGCACATCTTCAGGCAGTTTATCGTGGTCCTCACGACGGCCTAACTGACGAACAAAGCAAGGCTTCTCGCTATCATCAGAGATATTGACCTGCAAAGGAATAACAGGCTCATTCTCAGTATCAAGCAAAAGGGCATCATCATCCGCAGCAGGTTTGCCATTATCGAGAAGTTTTTCAGCAGTCGGAATAACTTCTTTATCAAGAAGATTCACCTCGTCAAGCGTTAAGCCGTCAAGTCGATATTTAAGATGTTGCTTCAGCTCATAAACTATTTTATCAATAATTGCTTCAGGGCGCTGAAGAGACAAAGAGAGAAAGCGAGCATAAGCTTGATTACGAGGTGCTATACGCAAAAGCAAAGATGCACCTGCAGAAGCAGAATCTAAAGGAAGAGGTTCTTGATTCAACCACTCCTGAATTTCTTTTGTAAATTTAGGATCTACATTCATAATAAAATTATTTTAATAAAGAAGGCACGACGGCAAACGCCGGCCGTGCCTTGAAACAGAAGTTATGTTATAAAACAGAGAAGTTTTAACCGCCAGGAACACCCGCAGCAGGAGGAGAAATCAACTGACCTGTAGCGCCGCTAATTTCGCCGTCATCAGTAACCAGCTTGCCCGGATAGAAAGGTAACGGAACAAGGCTCTCACAAGAAGCCTCTATGCTCGTTTGGTTAGCATCATTTGAACTCTTACCCCACTTCTGCGCAGGCTTCACATTTGTGTGAAAACCTGGATCACCAATGATGCGTGCCTTGCCGTCACGCTGGAAAATAACAATGATAACATCATCGTTATTCATCATAGCGATAGTACCAGTTGCCTTTTCAGCAGTACCAGGTATAGGCAGGGTCGCCTTGTTATTGAAGTGGTAAGAGCCATAAGCACCCACCTGCTCACTTTCAGGCTCCATTTCGTTAGGCATGAGGTCAATGCGGTGAAACTTTGCATCAGCAGCGAGGGCGAAGTCGCCGTCATAAACAGCAACCTTATCTATGTCTGTTGCTTCAGCAAAAGGAAGCTTCGGCCACTTCGCTATCTTAGCCTTTTTGATGAAATAAGCCTTTTCAATTGCGCCAGGCATAGACACCTGACCTTGACAATGCTCGACACTTTTATAGATGTCGGCCATATCTGTACAACTTTTAGCCATATTCTTAGAATTTAGAAATTAAATATTAAGCCTTGTACTTTGCAACAAGCAAGCGTTCTGGGCTAATAGACTCGAACTGACAACCGAAGAACATCGTCATGATGAACTGCAGTACGAATGCTTTATGCTTTTCAACTGCAACAGTTTCATCCTCACCCATTTGATTGAGGCCAACGAGCATGTTGTTCTTTGTAGTCAGATGAATGTAGTCAGAACCACTCTTGTTAGCAAGTGCAACGATTTCGCAACGATTTTCAGAACCCTCCACGAAAGTCTGTTTATACTGCAAGTTGTAAGGGATAGCACCCGTTACAGTCTTGTAGTCATCGTTGTAAGCGTCGAGCACTGAAGGCGGAACGAATAGCTTACATTGCTGATCACGCAAGTGCTCATTAGCAGCACGCCAAATCTTCTTCAACGTATCTACAGCATTCGTTGCGTCAATCTTTGTGACATCAAGCTGCAAGAAATTACCCTTACCTGCTGCGATGTTACCAGCCGTAATTTCGTCTGCGGTAATGGTATCAAAGCCGTTGAAAAGCTCAATGGTCTTAGTACCAGTGTCTGAGCGCTTAGCCTTCCAAACACTCTTGTACAAGTTTTGTCCGACCTTAGAGGAGAGATAGTTCAGCACAGTTCTTGTGATATCAGTTGTCTTCAACCCCTCACCCTTAGTGAGTGCAGAACCGTAAATTGACTGATATACAGAGTTGGGAGAGAAGTTCTTTACTACGCTACCGAAATAGGTGTAAAGCGTACGTGCAACGATGCTTACATCCTCGTCATCCTCTCTATTCTGGTCGTAAGGACCAATTTGCATGTCACCGGTCAATTCACCAACGGTCTCCGAATAGCGAATACCCGTGCGCACGGTAACATGCTTCAAGAATTCACCGAGTGAAAAAACTGGCATCATCAGAATTTCGCGACGGAAAGAAGCAGCACTCTTAGCAAGTGCATCAGGAGTAATAGTTACTTTTGCCATGTTTAGAGATCTTTTACGGTGTTAAACATTTCACGAGCTTTGTTGACAAAACTCAGTTCGTCTTCCTCTTCCTCAGTGTCAGAAGTTTTGTTCTTCGTTTCTTCACCAGGAGCTTTAGAAAGATTAGATAACTTTTCATTCGCTGCAGCGAGGTCGGCATTTGCCTTATCCAACTGCTTTTGCAAATCGTCCTTGGCTGTGTTGGCAGCATCAAGGTCTTTCTGCAAAGAACCAAGACGGTCATCAACAGTCTTGATTTGGTCCTGCGTGAGATTGATAGAACCGTCTTCTGCAGGTGAGAAGCCGTCTTTCACATTCAGCAAGTCCATGACATTTTTGAAAATTTTAATCATGTTTTTTACAGAATTAGCGGGATTGTTAGAGAAAAAAGCCTTAACCGCCTCCACCGACTTTTGGATAAACGATTTTGTTGGATTTCCTTTCTCATCAACGACCTCATCAGCAGTAGCTGTAGGGAAAGGAGGTAGACCAAATTCTTGAAATATATTGTTATTAAAATGGTTGCGGATAGAATTAGCTTTGCGTGCAGCATCATCATCTTCGCGGATCTTATCAATGAGACCGAAATCAAGTGCATCTGAAGGAGAAAGCCATGCAGCCTTTTGCATCTTAGCCATGCAGTCCTCGACCGACTTTCCGTTTTTCTTAGCATAGAGAGAAGCGATGACCTTATCTATCGTATTCAGATCATCACGCTCCTTTTGATATTTTGCTATCAGTTCATCAAGCTGCTCTTTATTAGCAGACTGCCATTCCATCACAGCTGTTGAAGCATTATGAATAAGCATCAAAGAACCATCAACCATATCAACAGATTTCGCACCCATTGTTAAGAAAGTAGCTGCGCTTGCGGTCATACCAAGGATGTGAATATTCACTTTTCCATGATCCTTAATCATCTGATAGATTTGAAGACCAGCATCTACATAACCACCAGGCGAAGAAACAGCGATATCTACTTCTTCGTCTTGGTGTTCATTCAGGAAGTCACGCACCATCTCAGCGGTCGTGCCTCGTTGGCCCGTCCGCCAATCAAATACAACACCTATTTGTCCAGAAATAATGAATTTATATTCCATATTCTAAAAGATTTAGCACAAAGATATAATATATAATATGTGCATAAAAGTACCTATTTTTTAACGAGAGGTGGTTTGTTGACGGATGAGTACGTTAGAGTATAGGTGTTCAGTTGACTATCTGAAGGGCTGTCTGGGTGATTTTCAACACGAGTGATGATAGAATAAGGACGCGTATCAGTACCGACGGCGACACTATCACCTGCAGATGTATCGCACAACGCAATATATCTCTGTGTGCAGTCAATATCACATAAGGTTGAAAAAACGAGCTTAGAAGTGAAAGACACACAACCATCATCTACCTTAGAAGATACAGATAATGAGGCTGGTGTTTTGAGGTGTGACAAAGGCTCTATGTCTGTTTTAAGAGTTAAAGCAACATGAGTGCTGTCAAGTCTGCGATACGAAGTAATATTTTTTACAGGTATCAACGTAATGCGAATAATTGTGTTTAATTTCATATCTGTTTGCATTTGTTTGAAAAAGTACGTAACTGTATGTATTCGTTGTGAGTGTTCGCGCGCGAAAAAAAGGCAGTATAACGTAGATTTATTTTATTGTTAAAAAATCAAAAAGGACTTTCATGTCTATTCTTTTCGGTCAGATCTATATTATTCTTTATATATGCATTTCGTAATCGGTACCACCGCTGGCGAATAGTATCTGCATAATCAATAGCGATACCATGCTGCTCACACCACGCATAAATAGCCGTCATCATATTACAACCTATATCGCTCATATCACCGAGTTCTTTCCACAACGCGCGTTTGAAAAGATACTCGCAACATTCAGCAACAGCCTTTTTTCCGCGCGGAGTTAAATAGTTATAATAGCGTGCAGGCTTGGTGCATGAGTCAGGAATAGAAATAGGCGTAAGTCCGTCCTCTTCGACATCAGGAGCCTTATCGTCAGGTCGGCGCATGACAAAATGATGAATCGTTGAATTTTCAGGTCCTTTGTCGGGGAAGACTGCAGGAGTACCGAAATCGTGTTGAATGAACTGCTGAACAAAAGGTTTAAGTTTGATGTAGACATTGAAATCGCTCATAATTAGGATATTTAATGTCGCAAATATAGTAAAAAAAAGCGTATGTTATACACAAAACAAGTTGTTTTTCCTTGTATAAAAAGAAATCGACTTGTTGTATAAGGATATAGTTTTTTGCTACACACAGCACACACACCTACACACAAAATTATAAGTCACTGATATTCAATACATTATAAATTAATTTATAGATGGATAATGTGTGTAATCTCTATATTTGTGTGTAAATAGAGTAAAATAGCTATAAAAACAGTGCTTGTGTGTGTAAATGTGTGTAAGATGTGTGTAAATGTGGTCCTTGTAACTCATTGATAATCAGCGTGTGTGTAAGTGTGTGTGCCGTGTGTAATTCGTTGTTTTTTCAATCAAAAAAGGCAAAACACACACAAGCAAAAAAAGAGGACCGCGTTTCACAACGCAGCCCTCTCGATAATCTTAATTATAACGTTAAAAAGTATGTATAAAAAATGAACTCTCTAATTCCTTTTAGAAGTACTTATATATATCACTTAAAAGTCATTACTATTCTTTCTCCTACCTTATGTCGTAAATAGGTAAGACTATCTACATTGAATACTCTCACACCATTTCTATTTGCGACATAGAATTTCCATTCTGACGGAATATATTCAGGCTCAGGCATATGTACTCGTGGAACGAAAACTATTGCTTCCTGCACTGATTGTACCTTTTTATCATCCATGTGCCCAGGCACATACTCCTTGCAAACAAGAAAGCCTTTAAATTGATGTGTACAGCCTACTAAAATAGCTAATAAGCTGATTGAAATAAAAATTTTCTTTTTCATAATTCTTCTATTTGTTTTTCTAATCGTTCAATACTTCTGTCTACTGCTTTCGTAAACTCTTCGCGCAGGATTTCGGGCATCATTAATCCGTCATTCTTCCAACTTTGTTTGTCAGGTGTGAAAAATGACCACCTATTTTGGGCCTCTTTTTCCATCGTGTCTTTAATTTCTTGTACCCTTTCGAGTTCGTACAATAAATTTTTTGCTTGTTCTGCTTTCTTTTTGTCCATACTATTTACTTTTTACGTTTCTTCTTTCTCTTACTTGCGTAGGGTGTTGACCCTGCGCGTGATTTGCCTTGATGACGATTCCACTCTTTTAGTTTGTAATTTAAGCCCTCTAACATATTCTCTGTATGCAATGCTATCTCTTCAGCAATTTTATTTAATTCTTCCATAGCTTTTATTTTAATTATTAGATAATACACATAAAATCAATATGTATAAAACCATGATAATAAACAAAATCATAATACTCGTTTTAGATATACTAATTCAAGACTATACGCTGCCACCAACGGATTGCTCTCCCATGTACCTTTACCACACACTTTATCAATAAGTTCTGCAAATGCTTCGCGTGGATATAGATATAGGAGCGAAGAGTTTTCAAAAGCATAGTGTATAAAATTTACTTGCTTAATACCCTCACGTAGGCACTCTTCGTCTGAGATATCCTGTAGGCGTTCTAATCTTACGTTAATAAATTTGATGTGATGTATCATAAAGTCAGCTCTTACAAACATTTTGTTTTTATATCCAGCCGAAGTATCAAGACCACCACCAACACTATCCAAAGCATTGCACCACCACTCGTTTGCTTGATCCTTTCCGTACTTCTGTTCTAATTCATCAAAGATGTCATTGTAGCTTTGTGCTATTGCCAAAACATCGCCAACCTTGTAAGGTAAATGTTTCTTTGTTTCTTTCCAAGCACCAAGCGGCGTTCCCTCTTTCAATATCCGCCGTGTCATTGTCTTTGTTCCGTCAAGAACCGCCTTTGTCAGGCAGAACTTATCATTAAACATTATCTTTTGCATAATTATATGTATTGTGTTATTGTGCTGGAGGGAAAGGCAGCGCTCCCTCATTCATATCTTCCTCGTCACTATCACCATTTGACAGCGAAGTTTCTAAGTTCAAATCAAATTTACTCTTCAGAAGTTCATAATCGAAACACAAAGGATTGTCGAATTGCACAAGTTCACGACTTCCTCCATTCTCACCGCATGCATACTTCTTCTGTACTTCGCCGTCAATGATGAGCTTAAAGCGTTCGGACCCCTTTTTCTTACCTAAATAGCCCGGAGAAGTCTGCAAATAGAATCTGATACTACGCTCATTCATAGCCTTAGAGTCTGTCATCTTAGCTGCTTTTTTGAACTGCAGAATAATGCGTTTAGGGCGAATGAGAAGTACAGCTGTCTTCTTGTTGAAAAGGCGATTATCAAGGATATTCGTAGAAATAGCATCAAGATATTTAATCTTGTAATCGCCCTCGTCATAGATCATGCCGCTTTGGCTCATATATTGGAATATATCCCAGAAATTACCCATTTCGTTTGACGACGCGCATTCCTGGTTCTGTAGCCGAATCCCTTCAATTGTAATATTCTTCATTTCCTCATAACTCCAAGGCAGCGACATACAGGAAAGGAGGCACTTATAAGAAGTGAGCAATACAGCCCAATCTCGCCAGATTCGGTCTTCGACTTCGTTACCTTGAATACCGAGCGAAAGGTCATCACAAACTAATTTATAAGCATCATGAAAAGCGTTCTCGAACTCAGTTCTATGAGAAAGAATTTCATTTGTAAGATGGCTAACACCCATTTTACGGATAGCCGTTAGTTCATTGAATTTCACCTTTGCATCACGATCATGGACCGTCTGCGAGAAAGTAAGGTAAATCGTACGACTGAACAAAGCGACGTCAACAGTAGGCATTTCCTGTCCTGAAAGGATAACAGCAGAGTCTACAGAAGTAATCTCACGCTTCTTATCGAGGTCCATATTCATACGGCTGCGTCCAGTGCCGTCGTACAGACCTTTTAAAAATTCAATTTTGACAGGGTCAATGCAATTCTTATACTCATCAATGTGTACGAGCGCATTACTACACTGAGCAATTGCATCAGCTAAAGCAGCTATCGTCGCATTCTGAATATTCAGCGGAGTATTGTCAGCAATGAAGAAACTCATCAACGTGTGCCCGAGTTCAGATTTACCTGAGCCTTTGGGACCAAATAGGTTCAAAATAGGAAAGTTCTTTGTGAAGCTTACAACAATATCCCTGAAGAGCGTTGCAAAAAGGAACATGATACCCACCTTTGCATTAGTACCGAATACATCAGCCATCATCTTGCAGTAGTTAGGTAGTGTCACACTTGAATGATTCTCACGATTAGAGAAAAGCCGTTCAAATTTGAACATATCCTTTCTATCATAATATATCTTTGACATTGCAGGGAGGTAGTAATTCACAGTACCAGCAAGTTGTCCCTCTTCATTATATTTATCAAGTCTACAAATGCCGTAATCGTCTACAGCAACGAATTTGCCCTCATTAAAGATGCCATTACCCCATACGAAAAAGCCAGCTTTATTCCAACCTAACTGCTTTATTTCTTCTGCAGTTTCTGTGTTATCATAGAGGAAATCACCGAGCGCATTAAGTTCAGCAGGCCCACTCTTCCACCTGAAGTTACCCATAGAGCCAACACGCTCACGGAAATTCTGCAAGGAGTACATTTCAGCCTCTTTCATTTCGATAAGGACCTCTTCTCTATTTACATTCGTAAGCTTATAAAGACGCTTTGAATTGTAAGGGTCTTTTATGTGAAAAAGTGGTTTCATTATAAAATTGCTCCACTGTACACCATTGTTAGAGAATATGCAGTTGTTTTCTTGATAAAAGCCGTAATTTTTCAGGATATCAAGAGCGTCGCCACGTTTTGAGATAGCTTCAATCTTCGCACGCTCTCTATCTTTAATAGCCTGTTTTTGTGCACTACGCCAAAGATTCTTGCCTCCAAATTTGTTTGCTAACTTCTCAATAAAAGCATTCTGTGTATATTCGTCAGCTATAAGAATAACAATAGCACATACCTCCTTTATTTTATCTGTTCTTTCAGAAGTATTGTCATCCTTTTTAAGCACCTTTTCAGCATACCAAATCGGGAAATCTTGCTCTTCTAAATCATCAAGCACTGCCTTAGAAGATATATAACTATCAGCATCAGCCTTCATGCCAGCCTTCTCCTGCGGAATTTCCTTGACTGTAACACGGAACCCCTCCTCCATGGCCAACTTGCCGTTTTTCATGACGGCCAGGAAGCCAGGCCCTAAACATTGCCCTGCTTTCTGATCTGAGTCAGGAATCCAGCAAATAGTAGCATTAGAATTACTCTTACCGAACAGCCTGCGAAGTGCTTGAAAGTGAGCTTTTGTCCAAGCTGTGCCGAGGGCTGCAACAGTATTTTCTATACGTAGAGATTGCAATTTCATCGCATCAGGTGCCCCCTCGACGCAATACACCTTATTTTGTTGAATAGCTTCGTTACGAGCAATGTCAAGGCCGAACAGCGTAGACCCTTTTGAATACATGAAAGAGTCTTTGTTATTGATGTACTTTGCAGTATCAGCATCATCCTGCATAGTGCGAGCGGTAAAGGCTATAACACGGCCATATTTATCAGTAATAGGTATCATGATCCTATTACGATAGAAGTCGATAAGATTGCCCTTTGAGGAAACTTTAATCAAGCCAGCTTCCTCCATCAGCTTGAGGTCATAGCCTTTAGCACGTGCAAAATTCACAAGTGCATCCCAGGTGTCAGGTGCATAGCCTATTTGTTTTATTTCTGAGAAGTCCCTATCTTCATCATCAAAGGTCTTTTTCTTCTTTTTATCATCAACAACAACCCGAGAATTCCAACGACGCTCAACATACTCACGTGCAGCCTTAGCCTGTGCGGTATCTTTTTTGATTTGCTCACGATAGAATTGTGTGACAGCCTCGTAGATGATAAACATCGATTCGCGCTTTTGTAATGTGCGCAGTTCTTCTTCCGACCTCTTTTCTGTATCTTCCTCGACTTCTATATTATATTTTTGTGCAAGTTTACGAATCGCCTCCGGAAAAGAATAACCCTCCTTTTGCATCACGAACTTTACAGCATTACCACCACCTCCGCAAACGAAGCAATGTGCAATACCCTTAGAAGGAGATACAACGAAGCTGGGCGTGTGGTCATGATGAAAAGGACATAACCCCTTGTAGTTAACGCCAGCCTTTTTCAAATCAACATAATCTGATACGACATCAACGATGTTGACTCGATTAAATACTCTATCTATCGTTAGTTTACTTATCATAGTAAAAATATTATAAGTGCAAAATTACTCTTTCAAACTATACTTAAAAAATCAAATCAAACTTCGCGTCACGCATATATAAGAAGCCTCCTATTCTATAAAGTTGCAGCGATTTTGTCTCCTTATTCAAGGATTTCAGCTTGATAGATTGAAATTTCATTGTCATGTCGCGACTAAAAGCTTCGCCTTTATCATTCCAAAAAATGGAGTTCTTTCCGACTTTACCAGCCTTGAACGTATATCCTAAAGCGTAAAGCACATTATGATCTTTAAGTCTAAAATTTGAATAAACAACATTTGCAGGCTTAGCTATTTCGAATTGTTTAACAGTGTACATTCTTTTTTGTTTTTATATTCAACGTAAATTTTTAGTTTCGTGCAGAAAAGGCCATTTATACAATTCCTTGTGTACTGACATCCTTCACATGCTTTATTTTGCTGTTTCTTTGATGCAATTGTCATATAAAATTTTCATAAAGTGCGCCATATTCTTAAGCTCACATTTTAATGTACAGGAGCACTTGTTGCCGTGCATCTTAGAGATAGCGAGGGAAAAAGGTTGTATCTCTTCATCTAATATCTTGAAGATATCTGTTACATTTTCTTTTGTGCAATTGCACTCTAACTGAATATTTAATTTCATATTTGTAATTATTGAAGGTTCTTACTTCTTATAACTTTGATGATACCTCTGCAATTTTTAACCCCTAATTTATTTTTGATATTCCAAAGTTGGGTCTTTACAGTGCTCGGGTTCTTCTTCAAGATTGATGCAATTTCCTTAAAAGTATACCCCTCGACGTAAAGTTTAGCAACATTTCTTTCGACTTGTGACAATTCAACTGAACCCTTAGGTTTACAAATAAGTCCCTCATCTTTGCAGAATTTACCTCGAAGAGGACACTTAACCTCCTCGAAGTTAAGGCAATCATCAATAATATCAGAGGATAGCCTATCGTCAGCACCGAAATTGCAACGGATAAAACGGTCTGCCATATCGAAATTTCGCTCGGTTGGGTCGCTGTCAACATACAATGTTTGTAAACGAATGAATGTTTTCGGAAAGCGGAGCTTAACAAGTTCAATTACATAGTTTACAATGTCGCAAGAGAACTTTGTGAGGCGTTTTTCTTGTGAATTTGCAATTGAATAGTAGACGCATCCATCTGCTGCCGTCCTAAATTCTAACCCTTCCATATTCCACTTTCTATTGTTGTCATGATATTCTCATACTCATCCTTGCGTAATTCTGAAATCGGGTTTTCACGCAACTTAGCTGAGATAGTAGAACTTGGATAACTGAATCTTTGTGAGAGATACAAAAGAAATTTACCCTTTTCTTTCCGGTTAAGTCCTCTGTAGAAATCCTGTGGGTTTAAGATGCCTTTTTTACTCATAATTGCTTGTATTTATTGATTCTTTATATTAATTTTGTGTGCAAATCTATATTAATTAAATCAAAATTCCAAGACTTTGAGGATTTATTTCCTCGTTTTCAAGGATATTTAACTTGTGTTAATATTATGAAGTACAAACAGATTAGTTTAGATCTCATCAGAGAGGCGATTAAAATTTCTGGAATGACAGAAAGGCAATTTATGCGTGAATACTACGGAGGTACAGGCACTCACGCTGACCTAAAAAGTTTCTTTTCTACAAAAATGGGAGCGGAAAAGATATGCAAGATGTGCAATATCCTGCAAGTACCTATTCAATCTCTTTTTGAAATAGAAAACGAAGAACAAGACAATACTCCTCAAATTCAAGGAAATATTAATGACGTAAAGAGCATAGTTGTTGAGCAAGCAACACTTGAATTGAAGTCTGAGATAAAGGCTTTGAATATGCTGCTTGAAGAGAAAAACGAACGAATTAAGCATTTACAACAGATGAACGAAATGCTCTTAGGCATCGTCAAAGTTGGTGGTAATCAATAA